AATGCAATTGAGAACCCAGGCCAGACATTTAAAGCCGGTGATAGGTTGATCATGCGTGTTGATAAGTATGGTTTGAGTTTGAGGTTGCCGAGTGGTAGGGTGATCTACTGGCAGAAACCTGAGGTGGTTGAAGAGATGAAACCTTGGGGAGAGACAGGCACAACGGTTAAGGTGATGAGTGTAAATACTTACACACGAAAGTGGGGACTTAACCCATTAATCGGGAGCTCAATATTTCAGAGCGCCACACAAGGGACGGCTCGAGACTTCTTGGCGTTCTCTATGTTGAGCCTAGATAAAGCAGGGTACACCATTGTCAACTCAATCCACGATGAGGTGCTCTTGTTGGTTGACGAGGAGCGTAAAGACGTTGCGCTAGAGGACGTGATCAACATCATGACCACACCCCCCAGTTGGGCTCCGGACTTCCCCCTAGCCGCAGAGGGCTGGGTGGGAGACCGATACCGCAAGTAGTTATTTTTTACGTATGACTGCACCAGCGGGGCCTAAGTTAACTTTATTAACATCAAACTTAGAGCCTAGGATGTATTTCAAATACTCTTCTAACTCTTGTGGTGAGAAGCCTTTTTGGTAAGTATCACGGCTGGTGATGATCGATGTCGGCTCAGGGCCCGGACGGCCTTGGGCCTTCATTACATCTTTACCACGTGTTGTTAAAACTCCAAGACCGCCCCTATCCATTACTCGACCAATGTCACTAACTGCTTGATCTCGCATCTCTCTTGGCATTACGTTAAGCACGTTGAGGTTAGTCAATTGACCGTATGCATCGCTAGGAATATCAGACGCGTTTGTAAATGTTGGGGACCAGTTTTTAGCAAACGGCTCGAAAGTATCAGCATCTAATACCTTAGCACCTTCACCTAAGCCTGCACCAAAATCCAATGTCTTACCTTGACCACCCATCTCTTTAAGCATGTTACCGGCTTTTTGGTATGTCGGTAGAGTACCGATGATCTGAGTGCGAGCTGCATTTGCAGCCGGAGGTAAAATCAAATCTTTAACATCTTGGTAGATCTTAGGCGCAGCTTCAACGGCTGATTTAACTAACTTGCCGCCAGCCATGTGTGGGACACTGCCACCATGTTTAAACTTAGAAAATCCTTGATCTAAGATAAGTTGTCTTAACTCTGGCGTAATTTCAATGCCCATCTGTGGTCCAATTGATAGGGGATTTGTATCTCTACCTGGGTGGTGTCCATAAGTGTTGTGCCAATAATCCGCGGCTTCATCCATTTGGTCTTTATGTATGTTGTCTTGTAATATATGTCCTGTTTCACTATCTGTAATAAACCCGGTTTCTGGCTGACCATTAGACCAATCACCATGCCAATTTTTTGTGGCTGACGTATTACGAAGTTGTACAGGCTTAACGCGTTCTGATGAACCAATTTGTTTTAAGACATCATTCAGGGTATTAGGCAAGATATTGTCGTAATATCCTTTCATGCCTTCACCACCAAAACGTAAATCATCACCTTGAATAAATTTAACACCTTCTTCATTGGCTGGAGCATTTATTAATCTTTCTGCTGCATCTTTGCCAATATGTTTATGAAGCTCTTCAGCGGGAACAGAATCATTATAAATATTTTTACCATTAATGTCATATACATCGAGACGGGGCTCTTTTGAGTATGGATCCATTTTGTGGGTAATACGATCTGCTACTTTGCTTAAATTATAACGTTCAGCCTGTTGATCACCACGGGACAAAGTCAAGAAGTCGTGACCCTCATCGGCGGCTTGGTGTAGCGCATGTTTAAGCCCTAAGCCAGTCCAGTCTTTAGTGTCTGTAACGTAGGGACCTTCCGTAATACCTTTACCGTCAAAACCTTCTGTGCGGCCTGTTTGACCCCAATCAGATTGAACCTCTTCAAGGTGTAAAGCTTTTCTGTTATCTGCCGTTGGGCGTTCATTGGTGCGAATGTGAACCGCCACATCAGGTTCATCCCAATGGTTCGATTGAAACCGAGCAGGACCTTCGCCTAAATATTGAGGTGATTGTTTGGCTGCCGCTTCAGAAGCCCATGTGCGAGCCACACCAGACGGGGTCTTTAGTATATTGCCATTAGCATCTAAAAGATTTTTAAACCCCGGAAATTGTGGATCATCTACAATTTCAAGAGGTTGACGCGGTAGTTTTGTTTGGACAAGTGTCTCTTTATAATTACGACCGCCAGGCATCTGCCAGTCATGGAATTTTGTTTCTGAACTATTTTTAACAACAGGATTTATGTCGTGTGATGATTTATTGATATAGTTTTGAATGTCTGTTTTAGATGCTTTAGGTTGAGATTTCAACCAATTAGTAAAGTCGATAGCCTCGGCTTCTTTTTTAGCGCTCTTAGGAGCATTAGCTCCAAGCCAAGACGCCCATTGAGCTCCAGGCATTGTATCCATTTTATGTTCAGCAATTGCCTTACCTAACGCCGAAAAAAGTTTAACAGCGCCCCCCGGAGCGTAGTGCTGAACTTGACCACCTTTAGCAAACCCTTCTTTTTGAAGGTACTTTAAGAATTCTTCAGTGATTGGTTGTGTCGGGGTGCCTCGAATCCAATCGTAGGTACCCATTTCAGGCTTGACGCCTTTGTCTGCTTTTTGTTTAAGTTTACCTGCCACAAAGTCGCGCATGCCAATCTCGCCCGGCACTGGGGCAAACTGCACGTTAAGGTCTTTGCCACCTAAAATGTAAGGGAACCCAGCATGGATGTCTGGATTATGAGTGACAGTGTTATCTAAGGTAAATAGGCGGTTACCAATAACACCGGTAGGTTGTCCAATAAACGCAGGATCTGTGTAGTGGCTTAAAATATCATCGTATGGGACAATGCGGCCTTTAGTAGGGCCACCAACACCTATACCCCCAATTACATCACCAGCGAGGCGACGTTTATCAAATGTATTGGCCACATCTAAAAATCTAGGGTCTGTGATGTCAACTGATTTATCAAATAGGTTACCTTTGACGTCAGAAGATAAGCGAGCGTTCATCTTTTTAAGTTGTTCTGGGGATAGCTTGCCTTCTCTGGCTGCCGCCATAAAGGCATCCCACAACTCCCCTATTACCATCGGGTTAGAAGATAATTGTTCAGGGGCGCCTACATAATTAGTCCAAATGAGTCCTCCATTGGGGTCGCGCTTATTAGCGTTTACCATTAAGGTTGCAGGCTCTGGTTTACCTACACCCCATACCGCATTAGCGGCGGCATGTTCTGGGTCTGTATGCTGTAAGCCAGGAAACCCAGGGCCGCCTTTTTGACCTTTACCTACAATGGTACGATCAGATTGAGTGGTAGCCACATTTTTACCCACGGCACCTACATCACCAAGGGCCTCAGAGAACTTTTTTAATACAGGTTTTGCTAACTCCGTTAACTGTTGTACTTGTTTACCGCCGGCGTAATGGCCTATAAGGCCCCCGGCCGCTTTTTTATTGTCTTCGGCAACTTGGTTAGCAAGCCATTCTAACGCTCCACTTGCAGCAACTGCGGGCAATCTATATTTAGCAAATCTTTCGGGGACTGCCATACCAACGGCACCTGCGCCAGAGCCTGCGGCGTTGAGGTACCCGGCTATCTTGTTGCGCGTAGATGGTTCACCCTTGGCCAAACGGTTATAAGCTTCCATTGCATTTGAACCCATGCCATAGCCGCCAGCAACCTTACCACCAAACTGTGTCGCTGGGTGCTCGCCAGCTGCTGCCATCCCAGCTTTTACTTTAGCCATAGGAGGACGTTTAGATTTAGCTTCTTTTAATTCCTGTGCAGTTTGTGGGGAGATAGCAATCCCTCCCGGAGTCACTTCACCACCAGCAAAAGGACCACCAGGTTGCACGATAGACGCAAGTCTGTTGTTAGTGTCCATGCCAGCCTTATTCATTTGCGTACCTGGAGCTGCAACACCTGTCTCAGCTAGGTTCCAGTTTCTGGCACCACTACCTTGAACTGCTTGAGGACCGCTAGGGACATCAATGTGCCTAGCAACATTCTTTGCCGTTGGCACCATCTTAGTAATTTTATTTGTAGCACCAGTGGCAACAGGAATGGCAGCACCTAAGGCACCACCAACAACTGGAGAACTTTGTTCGGCACCAGCAATGGCGTTAGCTTGATCTGCTAATTTAGCTTCATAGTCTTTAAAGGCTTCAATCTCGGCCTCAGTATATTCTTTAGGCGCTTGAGAGGCTTCGTAAGCTTTAAAAGCTTCGATCTGTTCAGGGGTAAATTCAGCCATTATCCATTACCTTTTTGTTGACTTTTCTTCCAAGCATCATACCCAGGAGGAGGAGTTATTTTATCTGTTGGTTTAGGCATTGTGTAGTTGCCGGCCTTGTCAGCAAATGCATTGATTTGGGCTTTGTAATTATTTTTAAGCGTCTCATACTCTGGAGATAACTCAAATTGACGGTATGAAACATTTGGATTTTTACGTTCCCAAGTCTTCATCGCCTTACCAACTGCGTCATCGTAGTTAGAACGCATCTCGCCCCACGTTAGCATGTCGCGTAACGCAGCTGGAGAGTTCTTAATGTTACCTGTCATGTCGGCAACAAGTCTACGCTCGTTATCAGACACAGACCCTTGGCCTTTTAATACCACCTTGGCTTTATTTAATTGTAACTCAGCAAACTTTTGAGCGGCTTTTTGAGCAGCCACAATGTCAGACTCTTGAGCCCCTGGCATAGCTTTACGAATAGCATCATCAACCGAACTAACATGGGTGTACCCAGCGCCCGGCGTATTGATGCCTTCGCTAATTGCCGTACCTAATGCAGATAACACTGTTGGGTGTTGTAATACGCCAAAAGCTTTTGGATTGTTAGTGATAATGTTTCTAATGTATTTTGAGTTAGCTAAGTCTTCTGGTGCGTTCTCTGCAGCTTGAATAGCAGCCGCGTGCTTGGCTGCAATGTCTTGACCGGTTTTAGTTTGCTCACCTTGGTTCAAAGCTTCTTGAGCTTTTTGTTGTTGTTTAAATTCTGTGTACCCTTTAGGTGCTTCAGTAGAAGCCGGGGCCTCTGCAGTGACCACTGGCGCTTTTGATTCCACACCATTCAATACCTTACCAACATATTGAGAAGGATCTTTTGTTTTAAATCCACCGTATTGCGCCATGGCCTTAGCGTAGTCGCCGCCATTTTGCTTAACCAATTGTTGGATATAATAGTCAGCAGCTGCTCTTGATTCTTGGGGATCAAACGGATTAAATTTAATACCTTGTTTATGAAGTTGAGATACTGTGTCAGGCAAAAATTGATAGTTACCCATGGCTTTTGTATCTTTGTTTACAGCGTATGGGTTGCCAGAGCTTTCAGTGATGTTTAAATTGTCTAACAATTTATCTGGTGTGCCATATGACTTTTTAGTGTCAAACGCTACTGCAGGAGCGGCAGGTGCCGCTGCAGGCGTGACAGATTTGCCAGTGGTGATAGCTTGTTCTACAGGCACGTTAGCTCGTTTTGAATACTCTAAAGGAGTCATCATGACTTCTTGACCATTTACAAAGTACACTTTTTGTGTGTTAGCATCGGCGCTATTGGCAAACTTAACTGGCTCTAATTCTTTACTATGTCCTAATTTTGCAGCCTCAATAGCCAAACTGTTTGATAAATCTTGAGCTTTTTCAGCATGTTTTTCAGCCCAGGTGTCGATTACTTTTTGACGTGATGCGTAGTCCACCTGACCTAATGCTGAAGCTCTAATTTCAGGAGGTAAGTCATTAAATCTAAAAGTTTGACCGGATGATGTGCTAACCACCGGAGAGCTTGGTTGACCTTGACCCTGAACAGGCGCTGTTTGACCTTGATCCAATGTAGGAGCAGCTTGAGTAGTTGGCTGACCATTCATTAATTTTTCATTAGATTTAACGTAGGCTTCGTGTTGAGCTTGAGCGGCTTTATATTGAGCCATTTGCATTTGCATTTCAAATGTCTCTTTGGCTTTCTCTTGAGCGTCTTTTTGAGCTTGTCTAAACACGTCAGGATGGTACAATGCCGTAGAGGCATCATACAATGCATCACCAATTCCAGCTAAAGTGGATTTAGGTTTGGTTCTTTGGTTAATGAAGTCTTGCATTTTAGCAAGAATTTCTGCAGAGTTTGTTGGGTCCAATGCAACCTTAGATCCCTTAGGTCCCGGCATTGTAACAAAATCAGTCGGTGAAAGTTCTTTTTTTGGAGACGGAACGTCTAAAGGGGAGACAACCTCCCCAGGTAAAATACTGCTCGCTAGTACATCTAATCCAGCCATTTGTTTATATTCCTATTAATTACTATTATGGTCCAAAAATATCATCCCAAATACTCGAATTATAAATTTTACCCCAAATGTCGCCAAGCCCAGGAGTATTAACACTTCCATCAGGATTTGTCGTGCTTCCAGAATAAGCTTTACCTAAAGCGCCCAATATGGCTAGTGGGGATTGATGTGTTGTTTCGTCTACCGTACCAGGGGCTTTGACGTTAGATAGTAGTGTGGCAAGTGCTCCGGAAGCTTTCATTGGATCCGCTTGTTCAATAGCACCCACATCCATTTCGGACTTAATACCTTGCTCGCCAGAGTTACTTAATCCTGTTGCAGCATTTACGCCAGTTTGTTGGTTAGTCAATGCGGCTTGCATTTGTTTAGAAAATAGATCGGCTTGAGCGCTAGTTAGTGCAGTGTCTGCCGCTGTGAGATTACGTAAGCTACCAAACCCACCGCCAGCAATTGCGCCAGCGTCTGCTGGTGCCACTGTTTGTGGAATTAAAGAGCGAAGTTGATCATTTTGAGCTGAAAAAAGGCCACCTAATGCGGTGCCGGTGTTAGGTTTAACTTGACCCGTAACAGGGTCTGTGATCCAAGGATTTGCTGCACCTGTAGCAATGGTGTTAAGCGACCCTTGAGCCGCTGTAAAAGGGTTTTTATTCGGATCGTTAAGTTGGTCAATTGCCAAACCGGCGGTTGTATCGCCAATCTTTGGCATGTTTGCCGCAGCTGCGGTACCACCACTAACAACACTTTTTTGAGCCTCATCAAACCAAGAGGGGAGTGTTGTGGTCTTGGATACCGTCGAGGCGGTTAAGTCATCTAACGCAGACATTAAGCAGTTCCTTTATCTGATAAATATTCTAAAGGGCTAAGACTGTCAGGTGGTAATTCATCTGGCCCATTGGAGTGTTTGTGTTCGCGAACAGATGCCAAAAATTGATCTAGTAAAGCGGCACCGCTATCAGAATCGCCGTTACCTAAGCCGGATACGACATCAGCTGGGATAACAAATTCCCCGGTTGCTAACATGGCTGGAACGCTATCAGATGTACCGTCGCCGTCGCCTTTAACGTATGTGTTTTCCATTCCACCCTCACTGTAGAATTCAGGAACGTGTTCGCCACCTTCGGCATATCCGCCTTCGGCCATGAACCTAGGAGCTTGATTGGTTGTTGAGCCCATAGCACTTGAAGACATGTCAGGAGAGAAGTCAAATAAAGGTGATCCACCGCCGCCAATAACGTCTGCTGTTAAATTAACAAATCCAGGGTTAAATGCTGCATTATTGCTTCCTCCAGTGTTTGTGTTTTTACCACCACCTCCACCGCCGTTACCACCACCTCCACCGCCGTTACCACCACCCCCACCGCCAGCATCGTCGCCGCCAAAGAAGTCGTCGATTCCAGGTAAGAAGTCATCGACACCTAATAAATCCGTAACACCAAGGTCATCGATACCTAATAGGTCGCTGACACCTGGAATAAAATCGTCGATGCCTAATATGTCGGTGACACCAGGTATAAAATCATCAACACCTAATATGTCGGTGACACCTGGGATAAAATCACTTCCGGGAATAAAATCTGACATAACTAATCCAATGCTATCGTGTATATTTTTTCAAAGGGGACTGCGCCGAGTCTTTCAAGAAGTTTACCAAAATCATAGTTTGGTTTGACACCCATCATAAGTCTCTGAACGCCACGTTCTTTTAGTTTATTAATTGACCACTTGATTAGTTTATATCCAAGAAGCCCCTTTCGGTACTCCGGCACAACATAAATCAATGTCGAGTTTGCTGTTAGGCTTGTCTTATAGTGAATGTGGTAGTGCAACATCCACAGTGTGTATCCTACTAATTTTCCATTATCTCGAATGGTGCACACCTCTAACTTGTCCGCTTCGGCTAGTTTAAAGTAAGCCTTGTAGTTTACATCGAGAGCAATTTGTCCATCTTGAAGCACAACTTCTTTATTGTGCTTGGCAAATATTTCCTTGCCGTCCTGTATAAATTTGGCAAATGGCTCTGTCTGGAAGGTTATCATCTATGTATACTAATGCAAAAATGAACGATTTATCGCCCATTAATTTTTAGGTTTGCCATTAACTATTAGCACAAACTCACTTGCCCAGTCTTGCCAAGATGCAAACTTCCCTGGATCAGGTACAGGAAATACTGAAAACGCTGGCAGTTGGGCCATATTTTTAGCAGTAAGCTGCCATTCATCTTCTGAGGTATACGGAATGGGTTCTTGACCATAGTACATGATCAAGTTACCATTAAAGTTTTCCCAAGAAGAATAGGCAGGTAAGAAGGGAAAACTAGGTTGAAAATTATTAGCCATTAAGGTCTTTCATCACCAAGTTCAGCGGTAATTAATATTCTGCCCATCTCGTAATCACCGTCAATGGTGTTTGATTCAAACAGTAATGATACCTCGCGATGTTCAACCCGCAAATCAATTTTTTCAGTATCTGGAGTAAAGGTGTAGGGTCCAGAATTTTCTTCATTACCTCTAGCAAATTTACGACCAGATACAGTTAAATCCATGGGGCCTGATTGTACAAAGTCTGGCTCAATTCGACGCAAGTGCATGCGGCGATTAATTCCAACGCTGGTATCTTCTGAAGGTGTTCCCCCAACCCAGCTAATATCACAAGTTTTAAAGGCTGAATAGACTGCAGTTTCATAATTTGCAGATACTTTATTTACGCCAATTTCGTGTTGCCAAAGAGCGTAGCCACCTTTTACGTTGTAAATTAATGTACCCGCTGGTAGAGGCACTGGAGTAGCAGGGAATACTACAGGGTTAGCCATGGATGTTAACGTTGTAATCTTTGTAACCCCCGGATTGCCAATTGCTGTAGTGGTAATATATTGACTGTCCACAATTTGAAAAACTTCAGTAGACGTTAAAGATTTAGATATGTACTGACCCGGACTAAATACCGTTGTCACATCTCCTTTAATATACACTTGATATATGGTAGCTGCCGATTGTCCTGGAGGAGTAGCTAGAACGGTATACGGCACGCTGTATGTTGATTTATAGTTCCAATCACTCCAAATAGGTGTTGGAAACACTTCGGTAGTGAATCCACTTGAACGTTGAGCCCCTTCGGCTTGTCCAGCATCATACCAAAGTTTATCTTTTACATTGTAAACGATAGCATCGGTGCACTCTAGTGAAGTGCCACGAGGATAGAAGAACCAAATCTCATTGTACCTTGGGACTTTAGTAGCCCAAACCTTTTGACGTTGGAAATAGTTTAAATTGTTAAATAACCAGTTAACGTTTTTATCATTAGCTAGTACTTGAACCACACCATTGTAAGCGTAGAATCTGTCAACACCCATCCAATAATACACGCCATCCATTTCAACAACCGCGCTAGACGACATGATTGAAATTTGACTTGAGACAACATCATATTGCCAATATTGAGGAGGGTTATTAACAAATGAGACGCGAACTAAACTGTCTGTAGCCCAGAATAATCCTGACGGTGAATTTGTACCACCGCGGACAGTCATCCCTTTTACAATCTTACCAGTTGCCACGTTAGTTTGATTGGCTGTAGGTCCGTTCCAATTGGTAAAACTTTGTTCCGGATAGATGGAACTTACGTGGTTATTTGCAATGAACCCATTGGACCCATACACAAAAATAAAAGGAGGAAGAACACAAACACCGCCGTCAACTTGAATAGGTTTGTATGTTGGGGCCGTGCCATCGGAGTCAGCCAGCACATTAAATGTCCAAGAGTTACTGACGTTTGAAGTGGTAGATCCAAAAAATACAGGGGACTCCACGCCGTTATCTACGTTGTTTAAGTTAAGCCCTGGGTGAGCTATTAAATTCAATGCCCCGCCCAATGGCTCATATTGGTAATCAAACTGCCATAGTAACCTAGGATCAGGATTAAATTTTACGTCTGCTAAATACGCAGTAGTGACGGTTCCAGAAAGCGCCGGAGTAAAATTTACAGTAGTGTTAGGCGTTGCAAAGGTTGAAGACGTAACAGTGTAAACCGTTGGGTTGGCGCTTTTAGTAAACACAACCTTGGTGCCGGCAGGATACATTCCTGTTCGTCCAGTTGTTGTGGATCCCCCAGTGACGGTAAATGACCCGGTAGTATTTGCTGTGATAGCAATTGGTGCGTAGCCCACATTAAAAATTGCTGAATACGGACCGTTACCTACCGCAATATTTTGATCGGTAGTGAAAATATCTAAATTATTATTTGTTCCCGAAAAAATATAATTTAACCCGTTGTACGAGTTCATAATCATACCGCGAGAAATTCCACTAAATGATGCTGCTATTTGAGAGTAGCCTCCCATTTTTTTAGGGACCCCGCGTTGGAATCGGCACCACACACCATCGCTGAATTCTCTAGCTTCAAACACTGTTCCATCGCGTTTAATTCCAGGTTGAACGCTTAGGGTGTATATTTGATTATACTGGTCTTGTGCCATTTAGAACGTTCCGCCAGGGATCAATTTAGCATTAAATGTGGCTGGTGTTGAAATTACAGGGAGTGAAGTGTTGGTATTATCGATATTTAACATTAACGTACTGTTAGCTGAAAATCCTAGTTTACTTGTACCTTGTAAGTACATACCTGTATGTGTGTCATTTAAAAATGAGTATGTAGGTGTAGCTGCAGTTCCGTCACCCGCATAAAAAATAGAGAGCGTGGATTGAGTTAAGATGTAAATGTTTCCGGCGTCCGTTAAAATAGTAACAATTTGCCCGTTAGATAAACTCAATGGGGGTGCAGTACTTCCTGAAATTTGGAACGTAATGTTGTACGCTGTGGCATTCGTATCATTAACTAACACATACAGTTGAGTAATGGCTGGAAGAGTTACCGCCAAAGTTTGTGTCCTAGTTCCAGATAAAGACACGTAAGTTTGAATAATTGGCGCATAGGACACCAAGCTCAACGAATTTGGAATAATACTATCCACGTCATATGTTGCTGCAGAAAACGAAACGTTTACCGGAGTTGCCCAACCCACAGTGTAAAAGTTTCCCGTAGCTGCTTGATAAAAAATAAACCCTGAGTCTCCTGGGTTTATTGCGATAGATCCTAATCCATTAATCAAAGCCGTGTTAGTAGTTTGGATTGTAAGCGTACCTGTCCCACCATTTCTAAACGAAATGTACCAACCAGTGGAAAGAGAAAGTACATTTGGAAGGGTAAAAGTACCAGCGCCTCCCGTCCAAACATAAGTGGCGGCCCGACTACTGTCCGCAATAGTGGGTGTAGAATTGGTTGTAATAACGTTTCCTGTAGTGGCTAACTTACCCGCAAGGGTCGTAGTCAGTCCATTTCCAGCTAACGCTGCCGCATCTGCTGAAGATGTCCCGGCGCCAAAGGTTACATTCTTCCAAACGCCCGCCTCTGTAGAATTGTTTGTTAAGTAGAAGTAGATGGAAATTCCGGGGTTGACAATAACGGTTCCGGTCAAGCCAAAATTGACTACCGCAAATGCCACAGAACCTGTGTTTCTGATAAGAATATCGGTACCAACGGATCCTTGATTACCCTGTGGGAGTATGATATTAAGACTTGCCACTGTCGTTGAGCAATCCATAATACGTGCTGCGGGAACTTGTGTTGGATTAACAACCGCCGGCCAATACAATTGGGTCGATGTCGTAAATGACAAAGAGTAATAGGATACGTCTGTTGGTTCAACAACGGTACCCGTAAATGGTGAGGTGTATGTGGTTGCCATGTATTAAGGTTCCTGAATTGTAGAGTTTCTATCGAGGCGGCGAGCACTGTCCTCTTTCTTAAGCGCGACTAATGAATCATCATAGTATTGCTTCCAAATTGGCAGCTTGTCAAGCGCTTTTAAATATCCTTGAGCTTGAAGTAAGGCTCCAAAAAGCATCGCTTGAGGGCACTCTCTAGTAAATAGGTTCTGTTGGTTTGTGGTATCAAGTGGTTGAATTTCACTGTAGTAAATAATTTCAACGGGATAATCTTGGTCCGGCTTAGGGGCAAACGCCCAGTTATTATAATCATACTCGGCATAATATAAAGGCTTGCCGTTATCAGACTCAGATTGATACATTGAGACATAGTCTTGACTGCGCATTAAAATAGGCTGACCATTGACTTTCATAGACACCGTCTTGCGCCATCTTGCCGGTTTTGATAAGACAACTTGATTAACTGACAATGTTGTTTCTACAACGGTTAGTTGCAAGTAAGTTTTAAGTTCTGCAGCAATTGCAGACTCCGCTAATCCAATTAAACTAGGAATTTGCGCAACGAACTGTGCGTCGTCACGCTCCATGTAATTGATAATATCTTGGATTAGATTATCATATGTTTGTTGGTATGCGCCGCTCATGCTACCTCGTGTATGGTGCTATGTTAGGTTGGAAGTAGATAGGAGACTTATCGCGATCTTCTTCTTCAGCTTGGGTTCTTAGCTCTAGAGCTATTTGTTTTAAGTATGTCACTCTGTTTAAATCTATATTAGGCAACTGCAGTGCCAGTCTGTGAGATAGTTCAGCCTGGATGTATGCTACCCAACGATCTGGTAAATATAACTCATTAGTCAAACTACCTACGTCTTGAGGTTGCAGTTCAAGAATAAACTGGAATATTTGGTAGTTATCATTTGGCACAGGCCAGAAGTAGATTTCTGGATCAATCTGACGATTGAACCAGTACTGTAATGATCGATTTCCAGGGAACTGTTTGTTTGGCAGATTGAAATAATCTGTTCTGTTTAGTCTAGCTAACGGAATAACTTGTTGGCTTTGAGCAAATTGAATTGCCCGAATAGAAAACGTTGATGTAGTATTTCTGTTTTTTAAACGATAATAATAGAATGCTTGAGTCGATGTGATGGTTAAATATTTCCACTCTTGATCTTCTAAAGTAACAGAATCAAACGCTTGCCAAAATGTCCAATTGATTCCGTCGTTACTGACTTCTAAATCTAAATCGTATGTAGTAGATCCAACGGGTGAGTACGCATTGAACCCCACATAAAACAGTCTAGTTTGTTGTTGAAACTGGGCGCCAAAATAGTTTTTGGCAAGTGTTGATGTGGCGTTAAATGTTAAACTAGCGTTAACAGATTGATCAAACAAAATTGGTGCGTTTACATTATCTGCAGGAAGCGCCGTTGCAATTTGAGGATTGATAGCATATATCCAATTGGCTTCCAATATGTCAACTACATTTCTTGGCATTTTCATGAACTGTTGAAACGCCTTAGGCCCCAACACTTCAATCTTTTGCAGCCACAAATTAATTCCGCGATTGGCAGAATTTTGTAAAATGTAGAACAGGGATTGTTTACCTGCGTTGATATATTCCGGCGTAATCTCTTCCGCAGCCTTACCGGCGTCACGGTAAGCATATGAAATTAATTGATCAACCGTGATGGTGGTTGCATTGTACGTTCCGGAGTATGCCATTATTTCTTCTTAGGAGCTTTCTTAGGTAAATTCTTTGGGGCTGGGCCCTTAACAAATTCTTTGCCTACTTTTTTAGGAATGCCGAGAGTACTTTCACCCTCGGCTGCCGCGTACATCGCTTTCTGTTGTGCCTTAGATTTAACTGGCATATTAAAATATTCTTCCGCCACGTTTTACGTTTGGAATAGCACTTACAATACCAAAAGGGTTAGACCCAGGCATCGAGTTAATTGGTGGTGTCACTGGTGGTGTCACTGGTGGTGTCACTGGTGGTGTCACTGGTGGTGTCACTGGTGGTGTCACTGGTGGTGTCACTGGTGGTGTCACTGGTGGTGTCACTGGTGGTGTCACTGGCGGATTGACCACTGGTGGTCGAGTTTTTACTCTGCGAGCTTCACGTTCTGCTTTGCGAGCTTCACGTTCTGGTGAGTTTTCCCTTCCGGAAAAATTAGACAACATATCCGCATATTTTTGAACCAAAGGGTTATTCATTATTGCGGGGTTGGTAGCCATACCGCCGTCGGCGAATTTTCTAGGACCTTGGCCCATTGCAAGTAATTTTTTTATCATTCCTGAGTTTTGGCCTTGGCCCATACCTCGACCTCTACCTCTACCCATACCTTGACCCATACCTTGGCCCATACCTCGACCCATACCTCGACCCATGCCTCTTTCGGCATCTGAGATAGCACCTTGACCCTGTATTAAGTTAGCCGCATCATTAAGGTCTAAAGCTCCGCCGTCAGCCATTTTTTTAGGTTTTGCGGCGGCCTTAGTTTTCACTGGAGTTGTTTCTTTTTTAACTTTAGTGGCTTTGATTTTCTTGATGTCGGCCTTGTCGCCAGCATCTTTTTTCATTCCAATAGCGCCACCATCTTTACATTTTTTATCTGTGCTAGTAGCGCCACCTTTGGCAAACTTCTTAACTGTGCCTACTGCTTTTTTAGAGCGACCGCCTTGTTTAAGTTTTAGTTCGGTCTTCTCACCTGGGTGTTCTTGTTTGTCGTGTTGGCCAAAGGCTTTTTTAATTAAAGCTTTATCTTGGGCAAGGTCGGTCTTACCGCCTTCTTTCATTTTGCCGCCGCCACATTTTTTTGTGACACCGCCACTGCATTTTTCTTCTACTGCCTTAGACACGCTGCCGCCTGCCTTCATTTTTACCATTGGTTTAAAGCCGTCCATTATATTATCCTCGAGGTTATTTATGTGGGATGATCAATTCCCTTAGTTTTACTAATGCATATTTAAAGGGATTTACGCCCCTTATTTCTTTAGTGTTAGGTACATGCGCTCACCAATAACAAAGGACATACAAGCCCCACTTAGGTCGAGCATCATGAGCGTAATTGATTCAGCAATACCAGGGGTGAATACGGCAGCGATAGTAGCAAGCCATATAATTAGGATAGCAATGTATCTGAATGATGATCGCATGTCAGTTACCCAGCGGCTTGGCTCGCCGCTTGGTTTATCGATCTCAGCAAGCGCTTGCAAACGGGCTGTTTCAGCCTCCATCAACTTGATACGCTCGTCAACGTTTTGTGGGGTGCCACCAGCGCCACCAGAGAACTTGGCAAAAAGACCACGGACACCGTCCGCAAGTGTCGGCAATATTGCTGGAAATATAAGACTAGCTAAACCACTAAACATAGTAACTCCCTATAAAGTTTTGCCGGATTGAAAATCAGCAAGTGTTAGACCGTTTGTATATTGGCAGTGCGCCAACTCTTTAAACTTAACCCAGCGTCCGGCCCACTGAAGACCAACACCCTCTGCGATCTCTCCACATTTGGTAAATAGGGCCGCGTCATTCCATTGGGCTTTGCCGTTAACAATAGGGCAAAAATCAAAAGCTACGCGCCAATTGTGAAAACTCTGGCCCGCTTTTGCATTAGTTACTTTTTTCCCAGGCAAAGTGCGACCTTGAGCATATAAAGCATTTTGACTCTCAGCATCGCGATATGTTGATGTGATGATGACGTCTATGCCCTTGGCTTTACATTGATTAATGAACTCGCTACACATGGCGGCAACCTTAGGGTTTAGATCTGATAGGCTGCGTGAGTTTACCATTACTTATCCGCCTTGTGATCTAACCGATCAAATAACTTATCTAACATGGCTTCTAGTTTGTCAAACCTAGCCTCCATGTCGTCCTTGCGAACGTAGTTGGTTGGTAGGTTGACCTCTATGCTTTTCATATCAGCTTTTAGGTTCTGAACCGCGTCCCAAAGTTGACGACCTAACCAACCAATAATGACAGCCAGTAATCCGCCAATGGTGTTGATGATGTCCTGGTTTTCCATGCTTAATTCCTATGATAATATTTGTAAATCGTTAATAAATTTTATGCCGGGTAATTCTAATTTTTTACAACCACTGGTATTTAAATTGACTACAAGAAGAAAACAACTTTTAGCCTTTGTGTTCTTTTTATAATTAATTGAACATCCGATAACTAAATTCCCATCTACAAAATCTAAACCTCTTAAAAAAGTGCTATCTGGGTCTACTAATTTTACTTTTTGTACATTTAACGTGCTTAATTCAATTGCGATCAATTCGCCGGTCTCTGTAGAGAGCGTATAAAGCACGTTCTCTACGATGGTGATACCATGACAAGCCTTTCCAACGCTAATCAGTATTTGGGGGGTTAGCGTGCGTTTATCGAACAATCCTATGTCTGATGCCACAATTCCTCGGTTATGACGCACAAAATATATGTCATCGTTATGGTTGTATATTGTATTGATATGCCGAGTATCTAACTGATTCGCATACGCAGGACTAAATTGCTGATCATAAATTTTCATGTAATTGAGACTGAGCTGTTGGTGTTGATCAGGCTTATATATCCCAACGGTATCAATTGCGGAATTACATGTGTACAGCGTGTCTCCATCTTTTAAAATTTGATGGGTGTTTATCCAAAGTGGTACTTTGATTAATTTATCAAATTCATAGTTTGATTTATTAAATTTACCAATGCGGTTGTTTGATGCTATGTATATTGAATCTTCATCTTGAGCAATACCAAAGGGCCTGAATGTTGGTCTTCCAGAATCTTTTAGCTGCTTGCAATCTAACTCGGCCGTTATACCTTGACGGTGAATTGTGGCTTCACTATTTAAATCGTAAATAATAAAATCATTAATATCCGTTGTAATAATTATTTGACTCATTCGACCTCCAAAATAAAGTTAATAACAACTCGTCTTTTGTGGTGCTTAGGAACACACGATCTATGGTATGTTTTTGAGTCAAACCAAATGCAGTTACCTTTAACTGGAGGAGACGTCATTCTAACTGTTTGTTTGTCGTCTTCATAAACAACTGTGTCACCATCTGAGTCTGTGACATAGTACACAAAGGATATGTACTTTCCTTCTCTATCTAAATCTACGTCTGTGTGGATAAGATTATCTAAAGACTCCGGATTGTGCGCAATGTTAGGGATTAAATTAGCTTTAATCCGAACAACCCGTTTGACTTTAACTCCGGTCTTTTCTACAAAATTACCAATGATCATGTTTACTAGATTGTAATGTTTAGACCAAATTTTTCTGGCCAACAAAAACACATGCGTCATTTGAAAGATATCTTTATCTGGAGTCTTTGAAATAATGTTTTCACAATTCCAATTCCAGGGGAAAGTCTTTCCCATTATTATTTTATGTACTGTGTCCTCAAGTTCCTGAGGAAGTAATTTTTCAATAATCATACGATTATCCTTTGTATTAGCATGTCATATACTAATGCAAATTATGGTACATTATTTTCTTCCCAGCCCAACCAATACCCATCTTGTACCCAAACATAATTCTGATCGACAGTATTAGGAAAGGACGTATTGGTGTATTTTGCAAATTCCGCTGGGCTCCAACTTCCTAATGAAATTATAACAGTGCCGTTTAATTTTAATGTGTATGCCATTATTTACCCTTTATGCGTTTTTAAAATCAAACAATGAAGACTGATTATTTGCTGAAATATTCCAACTATTTGTAACACTTGTTGTCGATTGACTTGAGTTTGGAACTCTATAAGCTATCTGTAAATTTACTTCTGAAAATGTTGTCCCCGTATATAACTCTGCTATCTCTGTATACCCCGTTGGTGGAGTTGCTGACCTATCCGATGCTTCTGATAGCGCTGAGTAGTATATAATCCCATCGTTTATGGCATCAAACGGAGTCACAGAAACGGCAAGACCTGATGAGCTTGCGGATGTGGCTGTTGCATATGTATTGTATGCTGCATTCCTTAATACCACGCAAGCTGCTACTAAACCACGGGAGGTTGCCTGTGTTACTCCATAAGTTGAAGGTTCGCTTCCTGCAGTTCGATACGCAACGTGCATTGTGTTATCAGCAGTAGCATTATACGTATTAACTACTGTTGTCCACCCAGCATCCGTTAATGCTTGCGTTGAATCAGACCCTGATGCAATAAACATAACTATCAAATCACCTGCATTATATACCGTTGGAGCAGGTACGTTGTGTGTTGTTGAAGCCGATACCGCCGAGTATGTTGAAACAGAAATATATTGCATTGATTTGTTAAATGATGCAACAGCAATAGAGTTTGTTGCCGCTGTGCCTGTTACACTGTATGTTGCTCCAGTGGCGGCTGTTGTTGGAAAAGTATTACCAGCGAAAACACGTTGAGTGCCGTCAAATGATTTATTAGAATCTTGTGTAGTAAATCCAGAGGATGAAACTGAATTCGTGTTAAATCTATTTTGGATACCAATGACTGCACCACCAGATGCGGTATTAACGGTTGTTGATATAGTTGCACTTGAGCCTGTAGCTGAATTTGAATTGAATGTGGCGACTGATCCCCACCCTGTTAAACTGTACATAGCTGCATAGCATCCATTAGATGCACCACTTCCTGTAATAACAATATTGGCAGTCGTTCCAGAGGGCGCGTCAATTCTAAATAGGGCAGTGTTTGATGCGGAGCTTGTACCAACGATATTTGTCATAGCGTTACCGTTAAAGGTCACTGAAGATACAGTTATTGCAGAACCCGCATTAAGCATCACTCCTATAACAAATACTCTATCAGACGTGGCATCCCCAATACCCACTCCGGTAAATGTATAGGTTGTTGCGCCTGTTGTATTAGATATATCTCCAACATAAGATACTTGATTTGATGCTAATTCTAATCCTGCTGCCCTTAACATGTGACTTAACATTATGCCACTCCAACCAATGCGCCATAAACTTGTGATCCAACTTTCCACAATTCAATAATAGTAATTGCGGTAGTCGATAGTGTCGGTGCCGATCCCGGAGCTGAGGCGCCAAGCCATTTAACACCAGATGGACCGAAGGTGGTGTCTGTCCATGTAAGTGTGAATGATCCCGCGGTAACCATCAATGTAACTGATTGGCCTGCTGTAAAGCTGGTGCCTTTAGGCGTTCTGTTTGCGCTAAGGGTGATTGTTTGTATGCCACCGTTTGCTGGGTTGATTTCAAAAGCTGCCGCATCTGTGATGGCAAAGATGGTTTCTTTAGTGCCTGTTAATGTTTTGTTTGTAAGTGAAACTGTTCCTGTGTCTGTAACAAAGCCACCTGAACCGTTAGCTGCCGCGGCCAATGCTGTAAGTACGCCAGTGCCCGTAGTGGTAGTTGATGGTGCAGATCCAGCGCCTCCGCCGATTACTAAGGCACTTGCTGCCAAGGCGGCAGACGACGCCCATGTTGATGCACTTGAGAAGTATGGGATGCCACCTGATGTGCCAGCAATAGTAAACGCAGGGGTCGATGTTGAATTTGCAACAGATACAATGCCTCCCGTCCAACTTACCGAAGTAACAGTTCCTGATGTTGCAGATGTCCATGTTGGTGATGCGCTAGGTCCTCCAGAAGTTAACACCTGTCCGGAAGTTCCGTATGATGGAGATGTGGCTGATCCTAAGCCAATTTTTGAATTGAAAATTGTGTCGCCGGCAAAGTAGTTAGTTGCCGTGCCGCCGGCGTAGTAATTCCATCGACCCGTGCCTGAAGGGATGTTAGATAGGAATCCGATGTTATTTGTTGCACCGATCAATGAAGCGTCTGCAGTGTGTCCAACTTGAGTGGTTACCGTGGAGCCCGCACCGAAGGTGCCCTGAACGGCAACATAGTGATATAGTGTACCAAGGGTAAATGATGCCGCTGCGGTCTTGGCAAAGCTATCATATAGGGCCGCCAAGGTGGTTACGTCTGACTGAATGACACCTTCTGATACGACACCGTAAGATGATGTAGCACCGGTAATGTTTTGCTTGACTGTTAAATTTTGACCGGTTGTCGCAGTGCCACCTAGCGTGATCTTACCTGCAGTGTCTTTGTAGATCTGGCCAGAGCCAATGTTTATCACACTGGTGCTGCCTGTTATTGCCCCGTTGAATGTGGTGTCACCACCGAAGTAATTAGGTGCCGTGCCGTTAGCATAGAAGTTCCAACGGTTAGTGCCTGAGGCAATGTTACCATAGAATCCGATGTTGTTGGTACCGCCGGTCAGTGTGGAATCTGCTAAGAAACCTACTTGCGTAGTCACTGTAGATCCAGCTCCAAAGGGGCCTTGAACGGCATCAAAGTGAGCTAAGAGTGGTAGTGTAAATGACGCAGCTGCTGTTTTGGCATATGATTCATACAAGATTGCTAAGGTAGTCACATCTGACTGAATTACACCTTCTGATACCACACCAAAGGATGATACCGCGCCTGTGATATTTTGTTTAACTGTTAAGTTCTGGCCGGTTGTTGAGGTACCACCTAGGGTAATCTTACCCGCGGCGTCTTTGTAAATTTGGCCTGAGCCGATGTTCACAATGCCTGTCCCGCCCGTTAACGTTCCGGTATATGCTAGGTTAACAAAGGATCCTGATGAAGTGTTTTTGGACGCAATAATTTGCACTACCCCGTTGTTATCTTTGTAATAAAGATTGCCGTCGGTAATGTTAATTGCCAACTCACCATTGACTAAATTAGCAGCCAGAGGTGCCGTGGCCGTGGTTGCTGTGTAGTATAGTGATACCGGAGTAAATCCTGTTTGTGCCATTATGCGTCCTCTGCGTCTGCGAATTCTTTAGATTTTAGTGCTAAGTAGATGGCTTCACGGGTAGCATCTTTGATGTAGTCATCGCCTGTAAATGTTAGGTTTTGCCATGCAACAGGATTGTGATTTTCGTCACGCACTTCTTTGCTTACATAGCCGTTAATAACAACCTCAAGATTTTTGTTCTTAAAGTCTTCTGTAATAGAAAAGATGTTCCAATAGTTTGCATCAATGCCAAATACTGTGTTTACTGATTTTAATAGTGCCATTATCCAATTCTCCAATTTGTTCCATCATAAAATACAGGAATATTAAAAGGTCCAAAAGTGCCCGTGGCACTAGCTACTTCGCCAAACATAGGGTATGCAGTTGCCGACCTATGATTAGTTACAAAATTTCTATCCCCAGCGAAAGCATTTCCACCTGAAGGTAATGATGCAACTGCTATTGGAGTTTGAGCAATGCTTGTTCCAAAAGTGACAAAGCCATTTAAATAAATTTCTGATGTTGTTGGTGCTGTTGTTGAGCCTAAATATATTCTAGTAGTAGAACCTGCCGCACCTTTAGAGCCTATGTTAATTGTTTTAGTATTACCTGATGCAGTTATTGAGTTAGCAATATTGACTGTTTGCGTGCCTGTGCCTTCCGCTAATGTTAAATTACCATTACCTGCTGTAGAGCCAACAAAAATACTGGTTGTTGAACCTGCTAGACCACCTGTACCAATAAGAATTGATTTAGTTGAGCCTGATGCAGTTGCACCAGCTTGGATATTAGTAGTTTGTGTGCCTGTGGATTGACCAAATGTTAATGTGCCGCCGCCTGTTGAAACATTGCCAATATTAATATTAGTAGTTGAACCTGCTACACCATTTGTGCCAATATTAACTGTTTTAGTTGAACCTGATGCTGTTGCCCCAGTACCCATATTGACAGATTGGTTACCTGTGCTTCTACCTAATGTAATTCCGCCTGTAGCACTTGTGCCACCAATTATTAATGTTCCTGATGTTTGATTTGAAGCAATAAGATTGTTAGAAGTGCCATTACTTGTTAAGTTTAAAGTGCTACCTACTGTTAAACCGCCATTAATTGTTGCAGATGCTACATCAATTGGATTATAAAAATATGCGGTGCTATTACAATAAAAAGTATCTGCATTAAAATTTATATTACTATCATTTAATGCTGTTGTTCTACCACTACCAATTGAGCCTATTGAAGTGGGATATGCCCCATCAGGATTTAAATTTAAATTTCCATTAAAATTTATGTTAGATGAAGGTGAATCTACTTGCATCCCACCATTAATTGTTACGATTCCTGTTAGCGTAGGTGATGCGCTTAATACAACACTACCCGTGCCTGTAACACCATAAGATGTTCCCCATGCGCTACCAGTTGAATTAGGTATGCCTGCGGCAGGATAAACTTGCGCTGTTGGAGTTACCCAAGTGGTGTTGTAATTTGTTGCATCTACTTTAGATAACACTTGACCAGTCGTGCCGCCTGCCGCTACGCCTGCGCCTGTGGCTCCTGTAGGCCCCGTTGGTCCGGTTGCGCCCGTCGGTCCTGTGTTACCTTGAATACCTTGATCGCCGCGAGGGATGGCAAAGTTAAAGACTGCCGCTGATGATGTGCCTGCGTTTGTGACGTTTGCATCAGTTCCAGGGGATCCTGTTATAATTGTGCCGACTGCAATGGTGGCAGCTGATCCTGGTGATCCTGTAGCACCTGTGGCTCCCGTTGCACCCGTTGCGCCGGTTGGGCCAGTTGCGCCCGTAGCGCCCACAACAGTGCCCACATTGGTGGTGAACCCGAGTGAATTGGTTAATAATAACTGACCGGATCCATTAATAGATGCTGATATGTATCCCGGAATAGGGCCTGCAGAAGAGGTAGTTCCGTCTGAATAGTTAAATATTAAGTTGTTGCTTGAGTTAAAATTTACACTGGTAATTAATTTACCAGGTGAGATGGCGTTCGCAATCTGACTCACTTGCGTTTGTTTTGTGACGCCGTTTTGAACAACTACAGTTAGCTCATTACCGGTGATGGTATTGGCGACGGGTAATTGGGATATTGGTTGATCAGCCATTATTTTTCTTTATGTGTAAGTAAAGAGATTAGCACCTTGGCCAACTCCGTAAGTTGTCGATATTTCAATAACGGCAGGTCCTACAGCGCCCGGTGGGGTTGTTACTACAATGTTTCTATCGTTTAATACAATGACGCTCGATACCGGAACGTTATTAAATGTCACACCCATTGTGGTTGTTAAATATAACCCAGTGATTGTTACAATGGTTCCTCCGACGCGTGTTGCTACATTCGGTGACACACCTAGTACACTAGGCGCCATTCCTGTAGCTGGTGGAGGACTAGGGGGTGCTGGGTGTGGCACGTTGCCAAACTGCGCGACCGGCCCAGTAATTAGGTCTCCCTGAGCTCCTGAATATGGCGGGATCCCCTCAATAAATAAGGAGTTACCATTTTGTGTTTGTACTTGTAAGCTGTCCACTGCAACACTAACATCTGGACGCGGAAAGCGTAGCGAGATGTTTTCTGTCTTAATGGCAGGTAGGCGCCAAGGATCAAACTGATCTACGTCATCCTTACACACACGCATGCCGGGAAAATTAGGATCCGGCATCAATTCGTTATACGGAAACTTTCTGCTGCAGCGATCACAGATCCCCACAGACAGCACATTGTTTCCTCTAGTGTCTAAATAGACTGGCATTTAATCCTTGTGATCGTTGTAAATATCAGCGAATATGTTGATGAATACGGTGTTGTCTTCTAGCGCTTCTATCTCGTGCCATTCTGCGGCTTTTAAATTTACTGGCTGTGTGGTTTTGTCCATCACAAACTCTTTATTTTCTTTGCGAATTATAACAGAACCTGATGTACAGAACGATGCATGTGAATATTTGTGGTCGTGTTTAGCCAAGCCCTCACCTTTGTTAGCGTGGTACACAGTAGTTCTTGCCCCGTCATAGGTGAATGCGTGGGCTGGTGGAATAGTTTTTGTTGTCATAGTTCTTGTAATCCCTTAGTTATAGGCTGTACTGGCGGCTCTACAAATTCAGGCTCTTGCGCTAGTTCAGCTAAGAACTCATCTTTCAACTCTTGGTTTCTAGCATACGCTGCTGTGCGACCTTTTACTTTTTCGTACTGTCCAGTAGAACTAAGGAAGACCATATAGTCACCGTCTTCTTCTGAATTTTCAGATGGGGCAATCCACATCGTACCGTTAGCTGATTGTACTGTTTGGATAATGCTAAATCTACCAGCATGCTTGGTTAGAATTTCATCTTGCAATTCTTTGATACGGGTATTAGCCTCATCTTTTGTATCAAAGTATTCTGATTTTCCTAAGAGTTGATTTTGAATACGATATTTATTTTCCATGTTTTATCCTGTTTTAAACTAATAATGCAATTACAGCGCCACCTAAATGGCTTGATGAACCCACCCATATATTACCTGGGCCAGAGCCGTAATCAGAAACTACAATACTATACCCTCCAGCAGCTCCAGATTGGTAAGCCTGATTTGTCTGTCTACCATTGCCTCCTGCTGCCCCCCATCCACCACCACCACCACCTGCACATCCTTGATTTCCGATTGAAACAGTTTGGGGTGTTCCACCATTTTCACCAAACGCGCCGCCATAGTTATTTGGATTAGATACTGTAGTTCCATTATAAAATGCTCCTGAACCACCTGCTTGTCCACCTAGTCCTGGATAGCTAACTCCACCTGTAAACGTACCAATGTTGTTTTTTCTTACCCCTGGCAATATAGTACCGCCTGTGCCAGCTGAACTGTATGTTTTAATTCCGTTTACTACTGATGTACCATTATTTCCATTAGTGTTTAGGGCTGTTATCCTTGCGTTGTATGCAAAATCTCCTACTGCTCCACTAGCCCCACCGCCTGCACCACCACCACCATATGTAACTCTTGTCGCACTGGCATAAGTGGCATTATTAGCAGCAAAACCGCCACCACCACCGCCACCGCCAATGTATCCAACTTGGTTATCAATAATTAACGGGAATGTATTTGATAGGGCAGCACTACCTACTTGAAGTGCATATCCGCCAGCTGATGGGAGTGTATTTTCGCCGCCCCCAGTACCACCCACCCCAAGAATATTTCCATTAACAACTAACCTAACAGTACAATTTCTAGTGGTTGTAGCCCCTATTTTTAAACCTGGTATAGTAGGGTTTAGTGAATATAAAGTAACATTTGCAGGGACTATTAGAACAACCTGAAGACCAAAAGGTAATACAGTAAACTGTGGGATATTATTAAAGTCTAATACAGCATTTTCTGCTGTTGCTGGAAATGTATATACTAATGTTCGTGTAGATGCATTTACAGTTCCCCATAATCTTGTATTGCCATCACCTAGCATTGTATAAGCATTGCCGTTAGTGAGAATAGAGTTACCTCCAGGAGAGCCTAATTCAGCTAAATTTAATCCGTTATAGGATGTTCCACCACTTGCACCCCAACCGCCACCTCCCCCACCTAAAAGTCGGCCAGCTAATCTAGTAGAAACTGAATCCCCTGCGTTACTATTTCCGCTCCCCCCGTCATTAGCTGCTGTAAATGGAACGCCTGTTTGTTGAGATGCCGCCCCACTACCGCCAGCACTACCACCAACGCCATTTACACCAATAAAACCACCTTGAGGACCTAAAGCCCCTCCAACTCCTGGGAGTGTAAATCCGCCACCACCTCCCTGATACATATATATGCTAACACAATCATACCCATTCAAATATGAACTACCATTTAATCCAGTGGGAGACGTTGGGGTAGCTCTAACTCTATTACCAAAATAGCCGTAACAGATTCCTCCACCCGCACCGCCACCGCCAAAAGCCCCTGATGATGGTGAGCCACCTCCATTAGTTGTATTAAATGCCGCCCCGCCACCGCCACCACCACCAGCAATGTACCCATTATTTTCAATAACTAGATTGATGCCAGGGGTTACAAAAGATAAAGCTGCGCCCCCTGGTCTAGAGTAAGTGGATGCAGTGTCATACCCGCTACAACAACATATACTGGACCAGTATGCCATCCCCGAACCATCACCGCCATAGCCTGTGATATATCCGTTGTTTACTAGCTTTATTGTGTCGCCTGAAGCTCCACCTACAATTTCTAACCCTGCATAGGGTAGTGATAAATCATTATAGTAAGCTGGGTCAGGACTTTGTGAATAAGCTATGGTTGGTACTACTCCATATGCATAAACGTTTGGGTTTACAGTAACTGTAATATCTGACTTACCAGCAATGTACCCCACTACAGACGTTACATCTACAACCGCATTTGGTGTATTTACAGAAATTACAAAAGATAAAGCTACTCTATCTACCACATTGACAGACTCACCCGAACCACCTACTCCATTATCGGCAACAACATTAGTCACCTTACCTGATGAGGTATTAGCGTAGTTTGCTACTTCTGAGTTGCCGACTGAGTATGTCATGGTTAGGCGATACCTGCTTGGATGACTGTTAATGTTGCTGTAAATGGCGCAGTGCCTGAGTTGACTAGCACTTTAATTGCAGCCACCGGAAAAGCGTAGTTACCGTCTTGGCTTGCTGTTTTTGCTGCGACTGTTGGGTGGTCAAACCATGTTGGGCTTGCTGTTGTCCAAGGGTTGTCAAATGTGTGTTGGACTGTATAGTTCACGGTGCCTGTTACAACAACGCCAAAACCCACGTTATATGGGGTTGAGTCCAAGTTCATTGGGATAATGGTACTTGATCCCGTGCCTGATATTGATACGATTTGTTGACGCATAATTAATTTTCCTTTATGTTAAAAGAGGCGGGTTGTCCCGCCCCTAATTAATTATGAGTTTGTGTAGTTAGAACCGTAGGCTGTGATTGAACCATCGATATTGCGTGGTGTGTAAGGCACAGCAAATGTTGCGTTAAATGATCCGGTGATCGCAGACACTGTTGCTTGGCTAAATTGAAGCTCAACGTCTAATACCCCAACGTTAGCCAAGATTGCTGCTGACGCTGTGGTTGCTGCAAATGAGCCATAAATAAGGCCACCGCTTGTTGTTGGTGTTAATGTGCCTAACGCTGTAGTTGTTACCGCGCCTGTTGATGGGTTTGTTACCAATGCGTTTACAGTAATTACGCCGCCTGTCAATGCTGACGGTGCAGTTGTTTGATACATGTAAATGTCATGGATAATAGAGCCCGCTGGCAAGATAAAAGGTGTCGCAACAGATTGGCCGATCTCTTTAATTGGCAAAACTACTGCACCTGATGTTGTTGCTGATACTGGGGTAACTAATGAAGCGTCTTGTGTACACATTGCTGCGCCAGTGTTGTCTGGAGCGATTACGCCGTTGTTTGTTGGGTTGTTACGTTTGAAAATACGAATTGGTGAGGTAAATGTTGATGACATGATTGATTCCTTATCTTAGTGGTTATCTTGTATTGTCTCTAAGTCGTCGTACCGGGAAGTTTCGGTAGTCAATATAAGATGTATCTTCCTATGTTTACTAATGCATAGATTTTTATTATTACGCCCTTAAATCCATGATTAAATGCCACCTATCTGTGTCTCCATTATTCTCTACCCAATGCTCTGTTTGGTGAGGATATAACCATAGTTCCCCCTCCTTCATGTTAACTTCATCATTAGGGGAGTACGATATGACTTGATCGTTAGTTTTAATAGGGATGTGGTACCTATTAAATTTAGAGGCATACGGGCCATTGTCTACGTGTTTTTTGATCGATCCACCAGCTTTTAAGTTAGCAACGATTATTCTACCAAGTTCCGATGGATTAAGTACTTTTACAACCTGCCTCACTATCTGAATACATCCAGGTAAATTATCTTTAGCAAATTGTGAATTCAAACACTCTAATGAGTTTTTTAAACCCTCTGGAGAAAAGTCTGCCGGTCCTCTGATATACACTGATTCAGTATCAGAGTGCGCTGAATTTGGAATATTTTGACGTATTTGTATTCTCTTCCAAACTTCCGGATTATTAAGAAGTTCGGTTTGGGCTTCAGATACGTTTAAATCTTTTAATAGTAGTTTGTGCATAGTGTTCCTAGTATAACAAAAAAGCCCACCGAAGTGGGCTTTTTTGCATTAAGTTTCCTTAATTAATTACAGACCTGAAGTACCGTAGATGTTACGAGCATCATGCCAACCTGTAGCATAACGTTCTGTAGCTTTGTAGCGCATTGAGTCAGTCTCGAAGTCACCTTCCATAGATTTCTCCATTGGACGGCGCATAACTAACATCAAACCGTTTTCAGCATCAGTTTGTACCCACCAAGCTTTGCTTGAGCTCAAACGTGTTACCACGTGTGTGCCTTTTGGCAACATGCCTGTTGATTTGATTGGGTTCAAATCGTTATCAGCTGTACCTGAACGCAACACAGATTTCAAGATAACTTCAGCTTGGAATTCTAGTGCTGGTGGAACAACCAATTGTTCAGCTTTAAGACGAATACGTTTGCCGTTGTTGTCAACTGCTGAACGAATTTGAATTAACATTTGCTCTACAGATGTTTGTGACAATGAAGCCGCTGTAGATAGTTGGTTAGAGTAAGAACCGCCGTTAGCGATTGGGTGAGCTGTGTTGATCAAAGTAACGCCGTCACCACCTACGTAACCTGAAGTGAACGCGAAGTTCAACAAGTTAGCACATAGTGTTTCTTTAGTTTCAATCATAGATTGAGCTAAGTGTTTAGCGAATGTTGAGCCGATACGGATGTGATCGCCGTCTTCCATCAAAACTTTGGTCAAAGCGTAAGCCAAGCCATAGATTTGGTAGATGAAACGTGTGATGTACAAAGTACCACCTTGGTCGTAGCTTACTGGAGTGCCGTCAGGCATCGCTGGAGCTGCGTTCATACCGAAGAGCATTACTTCTTCATGATAGTTACGTGGAATACCTTGGATTTGTTCTACAAACCCTTTCCACTCGTCGTCACGTTGTTCATAAACACCGTCAAAGACTTCGTTGATAATCGGTTCGACTACCGCACGAAAGTCTGTACTACGCATTGGAGTTGCCATTGCTATTTCCTTTCGTTAATTAATTAAACCGATACCTTAGGAGCAACAAAACTGTTGTTCGCTATAGTAACTTGAAGAATTGTGTACGCATCGCCCCATTGGTTCGTAGAACCTGCTGGGAATGCTGCTTCACGGCCTAGACCTACTACGCGCACTTGACCTTGTGTGCCAGAAGTATTCTTAGTTCCTGCAAGGGCTGCTTGGCTGAAGCCAGCGCCGCCATTACCGATAGAATAACCAACAGCTGGAGTGTTAGTAGCGTCAAAATCGAATTCAGCACCTAATGCTGCAGAAGTAACTGATCCGTTAGCTTGTGCTTCATACACGATATTTGGGTCTTGGAAGATCCAGAAAATGATTTGTGTAGATGCATCCAATGTTAATTTTGAAGCCCATTTAGCTACAGAACGACGACCTTGTGAGTCTGTGAATTCTACGCCATCAAATACGCCATAAATTGGAGAAGTTGCTGCAGCTGCAGCAGCGACAGTTAATTGACCTGAAGAGTTTAAGCCTACTGGTTGGTACTGGTAAAATGCAGCGCCAGATCCCAAAGAGTAAGGTGCACTATAACCGGTTGCTGGGTTGAATGTGTTAGTACCTACAAATGGTACTGCACGATCCAATCCGCTTGGATGATAGGCAGGCTTCAGACCAAAGGGTTGATATACGGTTGCCATATTATATTTCCTTTGTTATTATTGAAGTTGTTATTGAAAACGAATATTTTTCGTTGCCTTGTTAGCTTCTCTTTCCATTTCCAAGATGCCACCTTCCAATATAGATCTGCCGCCTTTGCGATCTTGAGCAGTGTCCCGAACCTGAGCCGTAATATTACGTTGGTGCTCAAGGGGATCTTCAAGATGGAGCATGCGCATCACTTCTTGGTAGACGTCTTCTGGTAACTTGAAGAGAACCATTTCATTGCAACTAATACAGCCTTCAAACTTGCCCGAGCTCATCTTACCTAGTCCTTCAAAGCCTTTACCTAACTCTGCGGCTTTAACTGGTTCATAACCCAACGCCATGCGTTTGTCGATACTGTCATATGAGTTGGTGGTACTCAACCAACACAAGTGCATTCCAGGTATTGTTCCTACCGGAATGTCAGGCAGTGCACTATTTTGCCATTTGTCTCTAAACGCATCAAGGCGTTCACGACGTGCTACATCATCAGGATCCGCAACCATAGAACGCTCAATTACTTCTTGTGCACGTTCTGCCATGCGATCATCTAAATCTCGTTTAATTCTAGTATTAGCCATTATAATTATCCTTTGTTAGCGCGGTCATACGATGCGTATGCGCGGATCATCTTGTTTCGTTTATCTACATCATCCCATGAGCCAGCGTCTTTAATCGCTTGAACACGTTCGCGACTTAGCGTGATTGTGTTTGGTTTTGTGCTCACTGACGAATTAGCAACTCGGCTTGATGCTGTTGGATTAGCACGTCGTTGAGTTGTGTTACCACCTTTTGCTGTGTAGCGGTGTGGTAAACGCGCAGATAATCGATTATCAAGTTCATCCCAATACTCAGGATCCGCTGGATCCCAACCGTCAGAAACTAACTCTTGGTCAATTACTTTTGCAATTCTGCTGTCTGTATCTCTTGCTTCTGGATCGTACCATGAATTACGGCGAACCCACTTGTTGGCGTTCTGTTGGATTTCTTGTGCCGTAGGGTTAGGTACGTTTTGTTTTGGGCGTTTTGCCGCTTCCAGTTGATTCTTTTTAAAGTGTTGGATTTGTTGAACACGCTGTTTAGCGTCTGTCAACTGTTCCAAATATTCTACTTGGGCTGCAGCGTCCCCTGTTTGGGCTGCTTGCAACATCTTCATCTTGGCGTACTCTACACGAGTAACTTCGTCTTCTAACGTCTTGTCAATTTGAGCTAATCTAAATGATGCGGCTCCGCTTTCAAGATTTGCTAATCGTTTAGCTAATTCTTCGTTACGACGCTCTAGGGATGAAATTTTATGTTTTGCTGAAGCGTCACGTTGTTTTGTTAGCTCTTTTTTAAGCCTACGTTCTTCTCGACGGGCTTCACGAATTTTTTCACGTTCGTCTTCGGAATCATCCGAGTTATCGTCATTATCACCTTGGCCGTCGTCGTCTTGGTCGTCGTTATCACCAAGGTCTTCTGTTTCTACTTCTGAATCAAATTCTTCTTGTGCACTTTCTTCAACCTTAGCTGAGACCGTGCCATCCTCATTTTCCTTAATAGGAACGTCTTTCTCGTTATCTGCCATTTTCTATCCTTTATACAAAAGTTAATCTACAAACGCTTTCATACGTTGTGCGTGTTCAAAAGATTTTACTTTAGAAATAATCTCTCGAGCCTGCAACGTAATGAACACAACCGGAGCGCCTTCATCTCCCGCATCAACTACATAGCGATCACCGCCATACTTAATTGTGCGGACTAGGTCACCTACCTGACACCAAGGACCTTCGATCCATGATGATAAATCTTCTAAGTTCTTGTATGCTAACGGTCCAATTTGGATTACCTTAGCCACAGTCTCATTAAATTTAATGGTTTGCGTTGTCTCGTCTACTAGAATGATTCCACCTTTTGAGGTAGTTTTTTCGCGACGTAGCTGAACTAACACGCGATCGCCTAGCACTTCAATGCCCGGCTCAACAATTGGAAAACATTCTAACTCTGAACGTAAGTCTGGCTCGTCCTTAGCCTTTAAATCGTATGCAGCCATCCGGCTTCACTCCTTGCACTATACAGTGCTAATATTGGTCTTCGTCATCCTCAGATAGTAGGGATTCAATAATCCCAAGTGCCTCGGACAACCCTTCTTTTTTACCCACAAAACGTTGATATGACTCAAAGTTATGGATATTCACTCCAGAAGCAATTGCCTCTGTTATGTCTTTGTCAGCGTTCTTCAAACGCTCAATTAATTCGGATACTAAGTCTTTCATATATGTACTAATACATACACTTAAAAGATTCCGCCCTAATTAATAAAAATTACCGCCTTTAATTTCATTTAGATTCTTATCTGGACCAACTTTAGATGGCTTAGTCATTTTATTTTGAGCTGCGCCTTTTTTCCAGTTGTTGTCTCGGTGCGAACCTGACGCGCCTTCTTCTACCTTTTGATCTGGACCACCAGCGTATCCTGGAGTGCCTGTCATCTTGTATGCCTTACGAAATCCTAATTCTTTTTCCATGATTTTTCCTTATTTTTTAGCGGTTTTAGCGGATTCTTTGAATGCTTCTTTTGTTGGAGCACCCTTAGTTCCCGGTTTTCTCATTTTTTCGCCGGAACCAGCTTCAATCCTAGCGCGTTTTTTATTAATGTTTGCGTACAAGCCTTCTTTTGCCATTTTAACAGTCCCATGCTCTAAGCGATTTGTTAATTCTGCTGTTTGGATCTTTAGCAGTCTTTTCGCTTGTTAGTTTCTTCTTCATGCCTTCCATTCTAGAACAGAATGACTTTTTACGACCTGCGTCTTTCTCTGTTTTAGGTTTTGGTGCTGGCGCCTTTAATCCTGGTTTGTCTGGATTAGCTTTATTGTAACTCGCACGTCCTTTAGCGTTCAACCCACCCTCTGGATCTTTGCCTTCTTTACGTTGCCATGCTGCTGATTTAGCCAAGGATATCTCCTTCCGGTGGTTGTTGCATCATTTGTTGTTGTTGTTGATCCATTGCTGCTTGTTGTTGCAATCCAGCTTGGTGCTCTTGATCTTGCTGTTGGCTAAACATTTCCATTTGATGTTGACGTGCTTGTTGTTCAGCCTCTTGCATGTGTTGTGCTTGCATTTGAGCTTGTTGCGCCTCAAAATCAAACATTTTTTGCTGCACGTCTATGCCGTGTTGACGTAAGTCGGCATCCGCTTCTTGTGTTGCCAATAATGCCGTTTGATCTTGCTTGTGTTGCAATGCCATTTGGTCGGCTGTCAACGAAGCGTTGGCACTAATCATAGCAATACGCTCTTTAGCTGAGTTATTGAGATCGGCCATAGCAATTTGAGTTGCATTTTGGTTGGCATCAAGTTTAACTTGCGTGTCGTACTTGGTTTGCAAGTCTTGCATTTTTTGTTGCAATTCTGCCACCTTGAGTTGATACTCTTGTTGTTTTTCTGCCACTTCTTGTTGCATTCTAGCTTGAGATTCTGCTGCTTTACGTTCAGTCTCAGCCATTTGGGTCTTCAACAACACTTGTGCGGTCGGATCTGAATTCATTGCGTTTTGCTGATGTGACTGTTGCATTTTTTGTACTTGCTGCGCCAATGCGTTAATTTGCTGCATGTACTGCTGCATTGTGTTTTGAGAATCTTCTGCTACCAATTGAGACGCTAAAGCAATTGCTTGTTGTGCTTCAATATCTAGTGGTTTTTCTTCATGCAAACTAAACACATCTTCGCCTCCAGAGGCTTCTGCCACATACGCACGCATAGATTGCAAGTAGTGCAACGTCAAATGTTGCTTGATGTGCTCTAATGCATTCGGTGCAAATGTCGGTCCAATTAGCGGGCTTGCTCCATACGCTGGATTCTCTGCATACTCCAAGTGGACCTTGATGTGTGCTAGGTGGTCTTGATCTGGATAAGCTGACGCCGGACGCCCCATGGTCATTGCCACGTTTTCAAGCGCTGGGTTAGATTCTGTTGCACCTTTAGGATTTGGTAAAATTTCATCAATAGATGCAATTTTTAATTGTTTTAATACGCGATTATATGTTGCACGTAAGTCAAACATTCCAGGGGGTGCTGTTGAGGCCATCTGTAGAATCGCTTGATTCTGTGCTAGACGCTGCGTCTCAGAGAAAATGTTAGGGTCTGATACTGGGCGCACGTCGTTGTTGTACGCAAAGTCGCGGATTTCAATCTCTTCACCTGATTGATTGTCCATCTCGTCTAGGTACCAATGGTTTAACCTAGAGATAATTGCTAACGACTTAGCTTGACTGCGATGTAAACGTCCATGAATGGCTGAGAATACTTTAGCGCCTTGCTCAATCAACGCCTGTGTTGTGCCCACCGGCATGTTGTTGTTAGCTTCGCCAATTTTTTCTTCTGCCGTTGTTACTACACCTTTGGCTGCGTCAGTTAACCAACCTAGTAGGTTGAATAGTACTGATGATGGTGGATTGAACGGCATTGGCATTGCAATCTTGCGGATGTCATCAACGCCTGGTGCGCCTTCTATCTCTACTACTTGCGTCGGCTCAATTCGATCACTCTGTCCACCAATGCGTCCACCTTTGAGTTTAAGCATTGTCTGACTGTTATTAATGTGCGCCGCGTCCATAAGAGAGCGTAGAGAGCCAGTAAGAGCGGCAGACAGACCGCCAATGAGATGAGGAAGGCCAATAGCATAGGCACCGCGCCAAGGGATAAACTTAAATTCAACATACCAATCCAATTTTGTGAGTTTGTCATCGTTGGCTTCCCAGTTACGGTATAGTGCTAAAACATCTCCACTTGACTCATCAATAGTCATAATGTATGGTGCACGTTTTCCCTCAGTGACCGGGTCGTCTTTTAGACGCATGAAACAGGTAATTTCGTAAATACGACGTAATCCGTCAATATTTTTAGAAGGTAGGTCTTTACCTTCAATCTTGTTGTTGGCTTTTTCAGATCGTGTTTGGTCGTCCAATGACGCATCTGATGTGTACGTGTCGTCAAGGTCACGGTAAATGCCTTGTTCAATACGTTGTAAGTACGTGTCTTCGGTGATGTCTTGAACTTCAGTCACGCGAGACGTTGTGTAGAAGTTAGTAGATGAGTACGGTAGCAAGATGTTATCAATCGGCACCCACTCACATGTCGGACGCTTTTGTTCTGAGTCGTAGCGCCATTTTAAGAATTGCGAACCACCTAGTGGTAGCTGAGTGAGCAATTGCTCCATCTCGTCGCGGTACTCAGGCACTTGTTCTGATAGCTGCCAGTTGAGGAAGTTAACCTTGCGGTCTGCAGTTGCCTCTTTAACTTTATTGGCTTCACCCTTGATGTTTGATTTAACAATGCCATCGGGTGGTAATAATTCACGGGCTGATGAGGCAGCAAAGTCAACGCAAGATTCTGCCATGACAGGGTGAACGACTTTGGACGCGCCATCAAACGTTGCGCCGCCGGGTGCATCTTTGCCCAGTCCAGTGCGGCGTAACCCTTCTTCGTACTGCTTGTCACGTTGTTCGCGAGACTCGCGGTCAATATCGATGTACTCTAAGTACTCGTCCGCAAGTGAAAATAACGTGTCTTCATCTAACGATTCTGCTAAGTTTTCGTAAAACTCGGGATCTTTACTAGGACCCTTTCTTTCTTGGAAGTTGACAATGACTGAGCCATCTTCCAATTCAATAACTTCTTGCTCGACCTCTTCGTGGTCCATCCCTAAGATGTCAGCTATTTGTTCTGTCTCTTCGTCTTGTTGCGTGGCGTCTTTAATTTCTTCGTCTTGCTGGTCTAATGACGCAAGATTTCCACCGAGTTGCAAAGGGATTTTTGGATTTGCCATATTATTTCTTTTTGCCTAGGTTAAATAGGTATTTAGATAGGGGGGCAGATATCTTGTCGTGTATGACATCTTGTTCTGGCTCTTCGTTTACTGTTCCGGCGTCAACGCCTCCAGATCCTAGTAACAAAGACAATAGTGTGTAAGGGATGCTCGCCATTGACGCTGCTGTGTCTGCTAACCCGACGCCATGTTCAGCGGCCTTGTTGGGATCCCTATTCATTGCTGCGTCGTATAACCCTTTAGCTTCAGGGTACATAAACAATCCGTTGATTCCGGCGTTTACCTTGCCGCCAATGCCAAATTTCTGTGGCTCTTGCCCATGGGCGATCATCATTGCTATCATTTGTTCTGGCGTGATTCTATTTTCACCGCCGTTTGCAAACTCTGGCGTTACGCCAGACTCTTCAAATAGCATCTGCTGCGGGGTCTTCAACAAACCAGGTGACTGGGTTGGTGCGGCTCCCGATGTTTCTAGCATCATTTGATACGGTGATTTTAAGATGTCCATGTTTTGCTTATTGGGTAATGACTAATCTTACTAATGCAAAAAACTCTTATGTTCCGCCCTATTGAGCATACGGGTTGACAAATTTCTTTCTATTGTCATCTGCGTATGAGTAATCGCGAGCTGGTAAATAATCTAGCTGGATCCAACCAGAGTCACGCAATACACGCAGCGCCTGTGACAGTGAGTCAACGTAGTCATCATGTCCGCCGGCCTCTGGGAATGAACACACCTGCCTAAGAAAACGTTTGGCCCAGTCTGCAAAGTCTTTCTTTTGCACCGAGTCTTCTGGTATCCACACCTTGCCTTTTGCCACCAATGGTGCTACAATGTTAAGACGCTGAACTTTGTCTGCGCGGCCCGGGTTGTACCCACGTACCTCAATACCTGAGCTTTGTAGTTCTTGGATTAATGAGATACCAGCTGACTTGTCTTCCATGAGTACCAGGTCAGCTTTGCGCCCCTTGCCAAATTCATTGTCTGCGCCGTAGACTACCTCTTTAAAATCATCAATGACTTTGCGGCGCAGTTCAGGGTACGCTAAGTGCGCGTCCCATGCGTCAAGCAAGATGACGCCTGTGTCTGAGTCCTCTTGTTCAAAGATGCCCCAGATGGTGCACGCTGTCGGGTCGTTCATTGTCTTTTCGCTGGTGGCGGGATCATATGAGGCAATCACGTACTCCAAGATTGGTGTCGGTTTGCTTGCTGGCCACATGCGGAACTGCTTACGCTTGATGATACCGGCCTGTTCTGGATCTAGAATCTCACCGTAGATCTCTTGGCGACCGAGGTCGGTGCCGTCGTAAGACTCTAGCTGTTTGAAGAACGTGGCTGATAGGTTGTCTTTGTTGTCGTATGATGACGCGTTGACCACGTACACGTCGCCGCCCACTGTCCCCTCGTTTAGGTCGACAATGAGTTCCTTTGGTTTAGGCGTTGTGGTGATGATCTGCTGAACACGCGGTATGCGCGGGTCTTTAAGACGCAGCGTAAACTGTACGCCGTCGTATGCTTCATCTAAGTAATCGAACGCACAGAGCTCATCGAACCAGGCGCCGTGGTATTGCTTACCCCGGTAACGTTCTGGCTCGGATGCTGGGATCCCCTGAATAATAGACCCGTTGGTGAGTGTGATTTCAAAGAGTGACTTGTTATAGTCGCGAATGAGTGACTTAGGGATGATGTTCATGAGCCCAGAGTCACCTTCAAAACAAGTTGCG